GGTTACAGTAAAACTGTTACTACTGCAGTAACTCCAGGAACGGTTTTATCCTATACAGTTGGTAGTGGTGGAGCCGGTGGATCATCAACTGGTTCTGGTGGATCTGGTGCTAATGGCGGTATTAAATTTAGTTGGGCTTAAGGAGAAAATAACATGAAAGCACTTATTGAAAATATAGATTTTAGATATAAACAAATTATTGTAGAATACACAGATCCTTATGGACATGATAATGTAAGGAGAGCCATTCCTTTTCCTAAGGAAGTAACAGAAGAAACTATTATTGCTGAAGTTAAATTTCACACACCTCAGTTGTTCTTTAAAGAGCAACATGAAGCAAAGATGCTAGTTGAAGATGGTCATTATGATAACTTAGTTCCATTAATTGGAACTGAATTAGATTATACAGTCGATTCAAACTCATATAATTCAGAAGTATACTAATATGCTTAGAGACAAAAATCTAAGATTAGGTCAATTGCAGTGTACAATATATGATTTTGAAAAATATGATGATGTATTGCCACCGCATGTTCATGATGAATCTACGGCACATATTACTATATGCTGTAAAGGATCTGTAGAAGTAAAAACTGTAGAATGGACAAAAACATTAGAAGCAGGAAATATAGTAGAATTTTTTGCTGGACAACATCACTCTATTCATGCTTTAGAACCTAATTCTAGAATTATAAACATTCCTAAACAATATACTCCATAAATACTTAAAAGGAGTTATTCATGGCTGCACCCAATACTAGAGATACTTTTAAACAGTACTGCCTTCGTCGTTTAGGTGCACCGGTCATTGAAATTAACGTTGATGATGATCAGGTAGATGATCGTATCAATGATGCTTTACTTTATTATTGGGATTATCACTTCGATGGTTCTAACAAAAATTATTTTAAGTATGGACCAATTACTCAAACAGACATTTATAATAAGTATGTAACACTTCCAGAAACTATTATGGGTGTTACTAGAGTATTCCCCATTGGTGCTGCTCTTTCTACTAATAATCTATTCAATATTCGTTATCAAATCGCTCTTAACGATCTTTATGATTTAACATCAACTACCATGGTTCCATATTATATGGCCATGCAGCATATTCAGTTCCTAGAACAATTGCTTGTCGGTGAACAAATGATTCGTTATAATAGACATACGAATATTTGTAATATCGATATGGATTGGGGAATCGTTCAAGCCGGTGAATACTTTGTTTTTGAATGTTATACATATGTAAATCCTGAACCAACATATGCACCAGATGGAACTACTGTAATAGATCCGGGTTATCCTGCAGTTTGGGGTGATCGCTGGTTACAAAGATATTCTACGTGCTTAATTAAAGAGCAGTGGGGATCTAATCTTATTAAATTTAAATCATATAAGCTTCCTGGTGGAATGGAATTTAATGCTGAGAAGATCTATAATGATGCTATCAAAGAAAAAGCAGCATTAGAACATGAAATGATTAGTAGTTTCAGTTTACCTGTTTCAGATATGATAGGGTAAAAAATACACTTTTATTATTTCTATTCAATTATCTGATTTTATTGGAAGAAAAATACATATATACTATAGGAACAATCTCTTATAGGAGTAGATTATGGAAAAGTATGGTTTTATTTATCTTTGGTTTGATAAGAAACATAAAAGATATTATGTGGGTTCTCATTGGGGAACACATGATGATGGATATATTTGTAGTTCAGTATGGATGAGAAACTCTTATAATAGAAGACCAAATGATTTTAAGCGTAGAATTATTTCAACGGTTACTACATCTAGAAAAGATCTTTTAGATGAAGAATATAGATGGTTATCTATGATTAAGACTGAAGAATTAAAGGGTGTACGTTATTATAATTTTTCTAATCATAGACAAGGCCATTGGATAGAAAGTCCATCTATTTCTACTAAACAGCGTATATCTCAAAAGACTAAAGAAGCTATGCAAAAACCGGAAGTACGTGAAAAGTATTTAGAAGGTCTTAAGAATAGAGACACAAGATCTTCTGATCCAGAAGTTAGAGCAAAACGCTCTAAATCTATGATGGGCAAAAACGTTGGAAAAGATACTAGTATAGCTGTTGCAGCAGCAAGAAATGTATTATTAGGATCAAATATTTCAGAAGAACACAAACAAAAAATTGTATCAGCTGGTGTATTTAAAACTTTAAATACAACTAAAGTAAAATGTATACATTGTGGAAAAGAAGGCAATCCTGGCAATATTGGTAGATATCATAATCATCGATGTAAATCTATAAATATTAAACAGGATTTAGGATAGGATAAGACACGTGGTTTCATTTTATAATGCAACTTTAAAACTTATAGTAGAAGGTCTAGTCATCGGATTTTTCGTATGGCTATGGTTAGCTGTAGTAAACGGAGATGATGAATAATGCCTATTCCATTGCAAATATTAATAGCTATTCCAATTATGGTAATCTGGTTTATTACATTACCATTCGTAATACTGCACGATATGTGTAATCATTTTCTAGGACTAGATGATATCTAATGCCAACAACAAACTTCTTCTTCAACACAACATCATATGTTCCAGAGCAAAATCTTCTCAATGATTTAACAGTTGAGATGATTAAAGCTTTTGGTGTTGAAGTAATATATCTACCACGCACTACTCCTAATATTGATAAGCTATTTCTTGAAGATCCAACTTCAAAGTTCATCAATGCTATCAATATTGAAGTTTATATTAAAGATTTCAATGGATGGAGAGGTGAAGGCGATATGATGTCTAAATTTGGCATCAGTATGGCCGATCAAATTACATTTTGTTTATCTAGAACACGATTTGCAGAAGATATCGGATCGATTTATAATATGATTAGACCGTTAGAAGGTGATCTTATTTACTTCTCTATACCTAATGCAATATTTGAAATTAAATTTGTTGAACATGAAGCAGTATTTTATCAAACCGGTGGTTTACAATTTTATGAACTTCGTTGTGAACGTTGGAATTATTCTGATGAGCAAATAGATACAGGAGTTCCTGAAGTTGATATTATAGAACAAGAATACACATTTGCATCTGATGGTTATAGAATTGTAACAGAATCTGGCTTAATTCTTAATACTGAATTTGGAGCTAGACTTCTTTCAGATTCGTACGAAGATGATTTAATAGATACTACAACACAAAATACTTTCTTTGATACACAAGGAAGAAATATGCAATTTTCTGCAACTAACCCTTTTGGTGATTAAAAATGCTTGGTCAAAATTACTATTACGGATTAATTAGAAATTATGTTGTTGCATTTGGTGCATTATTCAATGATATCATTATTGAAAGAATTGATTCTTCTACTAATGAAGTAAAGTCGATTCTTGTTCCATTAGCATATGGACCAAAGGAAAGATATCTAACACGTGAAAACCAAAATCCAGATCTATTACGCCCAGTATCTCAAGTTTGGCCACGAATGGCATTTGAAATTACTGGATTTCAATATGATGCATCTAGAAAACTTTTAAATACTGGCACCAATGTTACAACATCTGCTTCTACTGGAGTTATGCTAACACAACATAATCCAGTTCCATATAACATTGGATTTAAACTTTCTGTTCTTTCTAGAAATACAGAAGATGCATTGAGAATAGTTGAACAAATTATTCCATTCTTTTCACCAACACTTAACGTTTCTATTAATATTGTTCCAGATATGCATTATGGACCAACGACTATTCCTATTACACTGAAATCTGTACAACAAGATGAAGAATATGAATCTTCATTTGAAAGTAAAGAATATGTTATATGGGAATTAACTTTTGATATGAAAGCATATTTATATGGACCAATTTATCCATCTACTGTTATCAAGCACGTTTTAGTAAATATAGATATAACATCTGGTACTGCTAATACATCTGTTATTGGAAATACTGCAGTTACAGATTATATAACTGTTATTCCGGGTCTAACCTCTAATGGTCAACCGACATCTAATATCAGTTTAACTATTCCAGCAAGTCAAATTTCTGCCAATAGTGATTATGGATTTATAACTACTTATATGAGTAATATAGCACAATGAGTGATAAAGAAGACCGCATAGCAAATATTCTTAATGTAACACCAATGATCAAAGAGAATGGTGTTGTTATTAAAACGCAAACAGAAAACATAGATCATGAAGTTAAAGAAGATCTAGCATATGTTCGTGATAGAATGTATGATACTATTCGTGATACTCAAGATGCTGTACAAGAAATGATTGAGATTGCAAAACAATCTCAGCATCCGCGCGCCTTTGAAGTTGTCGCGAATCTTCTTAATACTATGCGAGAAGCAAATAAAGACCTTTTAGATTTACACATTAAAAAGAAAAATATTACAGCTCCTCTCCAAACAAATGTTAATAACGAAACTATTAATAATAATCTGATCTTAACTACACAAGATCTTTACAAAATGATTAAGAATGGCGGAAACGGCGATGGCAGCCAATAAAATACCTACTGAACCAAATATGATATCTGAGGGTAAAACGTTATTCTATATGAATAACAAAAATCTCAAAAGATCCGGTGTTGGAATTGAATGGACCGGAGATACTATTTCTGAATATTTAAAATGTAAGAATGATCCGGTTTATTTTATTAAAACATACATTAAAATTGTTAACGTAGACCACGGATTAGTACCATTTACGCTTTGGCCTTTCCAAGAAGATATGATCAAAGTTGCAATCGATAATCGTTTCGTTATTTGCAAAATGCCTCGTCAGGTTGGTAAGTGTGACAAATATGATACACTTATTAAAATTCGTGAAAAAGTCCTTGATTTTGAATCTGGTTCATATAAGTATAATATAAGAAATATTCAAATGGGTAAATTATATGATGAAATTAATTCAATGCAAGATCTGCAATCTAGAGATGAAAGATCTGACATCACATATCTTTCGAAAGCATCAAATCAAAGCTGCGCAATACAAAGAACAATTTCCAAACGCCAAGATTCGATGCGACGCTATTTTAAATCTTCAATCTCAAAGATGGTCTGGAGACAAGAATCCTGCATATCAACACAATGGGACACACTCGCCTTTTTCAGAGAAATTTATAGGAATCAAAGACGAGAATATTCACAAGAAAGTTGCGCAAACCAGATCCAAGAATGGCAATACTGTAACGACACTAGAATATTATCTCAAGCAAACGGATGGGGATATAAAAGCTGCGAAAATACTCTTGAAAGATCGTCAAACAACATTCAGTCTAGAGAAGTGTATCCAAACATATGGGGAAATAGAAGGTCTAAAGCGCTGGACAGAGCGCCAACAAAAGTGGCAAAAAACATTAACAGACAAACCATTAGTAGAAATTCAAGAAATAAACAAGAAAAAGAATCCAAAGATTGGAAAAATTTCTATGGCAGAAAATCAATTGATGAATTCAATTCTAAATTATGGAATACATATAAAAACACAACTGAGATTAGAACACCAATCGACAAATCATTTTTATTACGACATGTATCTAGACAAGAAGATCATAGAATACAATGGGGATTATTGGCATGCAAATCCACAAAAATATTCGCCCGATCATATAATGAATTTTCCAAGAAACAAGAAAATTCAAGCACAAGATGTTTGGAAGAAAGACAAAATAAAATTAGATTGTGCGATGCATCAGGGTTATCAGATTTTAATCATTTGGGAAATGGATTACAAAAAGAATCCGGATCAAGCTATCAAGGAGTGCATAAACTTTCTGACACAGTAGAAAGAAAGTTTATTGATTCTATTCCATTAACGGATATAGATATTTGGACTGATACAGGTTGGCAACCAGCTTCTGTTATTCATAAAACTGTTGAATATGTAGAATGGATTTTAAAAACAGAAAATCATGAATTAACATGTGCAGATACTCATATTGTATTTTTAGAAAATGGATCTGAAGTATATGTTAAAGATCTAGTTCCGGGTGATAAGATTAAAACTGAATCAGGATCAGAAGAAGTTATTTCCATAATTGAAACTGATCGATCATCACATATGTATGATATTACAGTTGATTCTGATGATCATAGATTTTATACCAATGGAATATTGTCTCATAATACTACCACTGTTGCTGCATTACTACTTTGGTATATTCTTTTTAATGAAAATTTCAAGATTGCTATTCTAGCTAATAAAGAAAAACAATCTAGAGAAATCCTATCAAGAATTCAATTAGCTTTTGAACATATTCCACACTGGTTACAACAAGGTGTTGTTGAATGGAATAAAGGTAATATTGAATTAGAAAATGGATCTAAGATTCTTTCTGCATCAACATCATCAACTGCAATTCGTGGAGACTCATTTAATATGATCTATCTCGACGAATTTGCATTCGTTCCAAGTAATATGCAAGATGAATTCTTTGCTTCTGTTTATCCTACAATTTCATCTGGTAAAACATCAAAAATTCTTATTACATCTACTCCTAATGGAATGAATATGTTTTATAAGATATGGACAGATTCCGAAGAAGGACGAAATTCATATAGAAGAGTTGATGTTCATTGGTCACAAGTTCCAGGTCGTGATGCCAAATGGCGCGATGAAACTATTAATAATACTTCTGAAAGACAATTTTCGCAAGAATTTGAGTGCGACTTTCTAGGAAGTTCTAACACACTTATTGATGGAAAAAAATTACAAAAATTAGCATATAGAACTCCAATATATAGTTCTGCAGGTGTAGATGTTTATGAAAATCCGAATAAAGATTCGCGATATTTAATAGCAGTAGACACTTCACGTGGTGTTGATATCGATTATTCAGCATTTGTTGTGTTCGATATAACACAGATGCCATATAAAATTGCTGCTAAATTCAGAAAAGCTGATATTCCTCCTTTACTTTATCCTGATGTTATATTACAATTAGCTATACATTATAATCGAGCATTAGTTTTAGTAGAAACGAATGATATTGGTCAGCAAGTTGTTGATATTCTTCATCAAGATTTAGAGTATGAAGGTGTATTAACAACAGCACCAAAGGGTCGAGCCGGATTAAAATTATCTGGAGGTTTTGGAAGAGTTAAACCTCAACTTGGAGTGAGAACAACTAAACAAGTAAAAAGAATTGGATGTGGTAATCTTAAAACATTAATCGAATCTGATAGATTGCTTATTAATGATTATGATTTAATCTATGAATTAGCACGATTTGTGGAAGTAAAAGCTTCATATGAAGCTGAAGAAGGCCATCATGATGATTTGGTTATGTGTTGTGTTCTTTTTGCTTGGTTAGTCAATCAGCCGTACTTTAAAGAAGCTACCGATTTAGATATTAGAAATGAGCTACTAGATAATAGTGAAGAATCTGTTTTACCAATCGGATTTCAAGATATATATGATACTGAAATGGAAGATAAAGGATATCTCCCAGACTTTTTCTAAGGATGAAATATGAATTTAATTATGAATGATACTGCGATTTTGGTTACATCTTTTACTGGTGGAAAAGATTCGGAAGTAAAAGAAAAAATGATTAGAACGTTATGTAAAAATTTAAAAGATAGCGGTTATTATATCTGTCTAGCATCACATTCTATTGTAGAACAAGAAACTCAGAGTTATTGCAATACTGTAATTTATGATTCTGATAATAGATTTCAGATTAATAATCTTCCACCTAATAATACTAATAATCATGGTGTAGCTGAACTTACATCGATGCATAATGGGATGAATTATCTTAAGAATAAAGGATTTACCAATGTACTTAAGATTGCTTATGATTGTGGACCATTAATCAATTACTCAGATATTATTCTTAAATGTTCTAATGTAAAACAATTATGTGTAACGGCTCGGTGGCCATCATCATTTTATTCAATGGGAACACTATTCTTTTATTCAAATATCGATTATTTTTTAAAATCACTTCCTCTAGATGAAATTGCAAATTGCGATGATGTTCTAGAAAGTGTATGGTATCGTTCTGTATTTGCAAGAAATATGCAAAATGAGTTAATGCTTTTGGATACTTTTAGTAATTTTCTAGGACATAATATTGATCAGTATTGCCATAATGGTGGTACTGTTGTAGATCAATATAACTTTTGATAATGGGTGAGTGATGGATTATAAATTACCGAAATATATTAAAAATTACGATGACTATAAAGAAGGCGATTTTGTTCAATATTCCGGACAAGTTTGGGATCATGAAGAAATCGATGCAGCAATTGATACACTGCTTAATGGTGCATGGATCGTATCCGGTGAAAGAGTAGCGCAATTCCAAAATAGATTTAGCAAAAGATTTAATGTTTCTCATTCTCATATGGTTAATTCTGGATCGTCTGCAAATCTTATTTTAATTACTGCAGTAAAGAAACAATTAAATTGGGAAGATGATTCAGAGATTATAGTATCTCCAGTTGGATTTCCTACAACCATTGCTCCGATTATACAGAATGCAATGAATCCAGTATTCATTGATATTGAATTGGATTCACTTAATTTTGATGTGAACTTAATTGAAGAAAAAATTACTCCGAAAACTAAAGCTATCTTCGTGTCACCAGTATTGGGCAATCCTCCTAATATTGATGCTTTGTTGCGCATTTGTACTAAGCACGGTCTTGTACTTTTAGGTGATAATTGCGATTCTTTAGGAACACTATGGAATAATAAACTAATTACTGATTATTATTATGCATGGACAACATCGTTCTATCCAGCTCATCATATTTCTACTGGTGAAGGTGGAATGGTATGTTCTAATAATAAAGAACTTATTGATTTAGCCCGAAGTCTTTCTTGGTGGGGACGTGATTGTTATTGCGTAGGTTCTAATAATCTTTTAGCTTGTGGCACATGTAAAAATAGATTTGATAAATGGATTCCGGAATATGATGGAATCATGGATCATAAGTATCTATTCACCACTATTGGCTATAATCTAAAACCTCTTGATCTTCAAGGAGCTATTGGTTCTGTACAACTTAAGAAGTTCGATAAATTAGAAGCTGATCGTCGAGCCTATAAAAAAGAAATTCAATCATATATTGAAGAACATGTTCCAGAAGTTCGAGTTATTAATGCTGCAGCAGGTTCAGATCCATCGTGGTTTGGTGTACCTATTTTTTGTCAAGATCAAAATATTAAAGAAAAATTAGTATCATTTCTAGAAACAAATAAAATTCAAACTCGAAATTACTTTAGTGGTAATATTCTAATGCATCCTGGTTATGCGCACTTAGATGATTATACTAAGTATCCAAATTCTAATTTAGCATTAAGTAATGTATTTTTTATTGGATGTTCTCCACTCTACAATGAAAAAGTATTAGCATATATTAAAAAGGTGTTATCAACATGGAAAGTATAAATCTTCATGGTAAAGGATTTATTGGTTCACGATATGCTGAATTAACACCTAATGTTACTATCAACGCACGAAATGATTATAACGTATATGAAAACAATATTGTGTATACTATATCAACTACCGACAACTATAATGTTATAGCGGGAAATCCGTTTATTGATATCGATACAAATTTAACGCGTTTAATTCATACTCTAGAAGCTGTACGTGAATATAAAGCCAAGTACAACGTTACTCCAGTATTCAATTTTATAAGCTCTTGGTATGTCTATGGAAGGTGCGGCCTCAATGTTGCAGAAACAGCTCCGTGTAATCCAGAAGGTTTTTATAGTATTACTAAAAGAACAGCTGAACAATTAATTGAACATTATTGTGGAGTTCATGAAATTGATTATAGAATCTTACGTCTAGGTAATGTTATTGGACCTAATGATAATCCGTCTCCTAGAAAAAATGCATTGCAGTATTTGCTTAATACAATTAAATCTAATCAATATGTTCTATGTTATAATCCATATATTACTTTTAGAGATTATATTCATGTAGATGATGTAGTTTCTGCTATCAATCTTGTTATAGAAAAAGGTGATCTTAATACAATATACAATATAGGTAACGGCCATCCGGTATATTTAAAAGATCTATTAAATTATGCAAAACATGCAACAAATTCAACATCTAAGATAGAATATCGTAATACAGAGGACATATCTTACATGTATTTAAATGTTGCAAAACTCAAGAAACTGGGTTATAAACCTAAATATTCTATATATAAAGCCATTAATACACTTCTGTAGTTTCTTCTCCTTCAAAAGCAAATTAATATAAATATCTCTAGAGATTCTATAGAATTAGTACTAATTTTCTTTCATGAAGGAGAAGAAATATGGCAAACCTAGTTAGTCCAGGAATCAATGTTAGTGAGATCGATCTTACTAAAATTGTTCCTACATTATCAACAACGGTAGGTGCTCTTGCGGGGCTCTTTAGTTGGGGACCAGTTGGTGTACGTACACTTGTTACATCTGAATCTAATTTAACACAAGTATTTGGTATTCCAACAAATAACAATTACGAAACATTTTTCACTGCATCTAACTTCCTAGCTTATGGAAATAAGTTATGGATTGCACGTGCAGTTGACGGTGCATTCAATGCTTTTGCTCCAACTACTGCTGCAGCTGCAAATACATCTTCAAATATTTTAGTAGGTAATACTGACGTATATTTCTCACAGTTTGCCACATCTTCATATGCTAACGTAGTATATCTTGCAAATTATCCAGGATCTTTAGGAAATGCATTGCAAGTATCAGTTTGCGATTCACCGACTGCATATTCACAATTAGTATCAGTTTCTGAACTTAATAACATTGCTTCTATTAATACACCTAACGTATTCTCATTATCAGTTACATCTACACCGGGTTCTGCTGTTTTAGCAGTTAACGTTGCAGGAAATGCATTCAGCTCTAACGCTGCATCAATTCTTAATGTAGTTAACTTCTTTGCAAATAACATTCTAACAACAGGCGATGTGGTTGTAGTAGGTAATACTACTGTAGGTACACAAAATCTAAGTGTTGCAAATGCCGGTGTAGTAACTTCTGGTGGTAATAACAGCGTTGGTTACTGGTCTTCAGTAAACGTTAACTTAACATCTCCAGTACTTATTCCAGTATCAATTACACAACCATCTATGCAAACATACTGGCAGTATTACAACCAGTTTGCTGGTGCACCAGGTACTTCACCATATTTAACAAATCTTGGTTATACTGCTGCAGATCAAATGCACATCGTAGTAACAGATCCAACTGGAACAGTTTCAGGTACACCTGGTGCAGTTCTAGAATCATGGCCATTCCTATCACGTGCTACAGATGCTAAAGGACCTCTTGGTAATTCAATTTATTATAAGAATGTTCTTAATTATCAGTCTAATTACATTTTTGCTGGTACTATTGATCGTTCAGGTGCAGCTTCTAATACTTCAGCAACTGTAGTAACTTCAACAAACTACAATCCATATACATTCCAATTCGTTGGTGGTGTAGATGGAAATGCTGAATCTAACTGTTCACTTACAGCATTAACCGGTGCATTCAACCTCTTCCAAAGCAAGCAAGATGTTCAAATTGATCTTCTACTTGCTGGTAAATCACGTGGAACAACTACACCAGAAACATCTACACCTTCTACAGGTGCAAACTATTCTACATTAGGTAATTATCTAATTGGAAATATTGCTACTGCTAGAAAAGACTGTGTAGTGTTTATCTCACCAGCTAAACCAGACGTTGTAACAGCTTCAACACCATTAACTAACGTTCAAGCATTCTATAATAACCTTGCTACTACTTCAAATTATGCAGTTGTAGACTCTGGTTATAAGTATCAATACGATCGTTATAATGACACTTATCGCTGGGTACCACTAAATGGTGACGTAGCTGGATGCTGTGTAGTTACAGATACTACACGTGATCCATGGGTTTCACCAGCTGGCTTTACACGTGGTCAAATTAAGAATGTTATTAAACTAGCATTTAATCCTAATCAAGCTCAGAGAGATACACTTTATAGTGCTTATATCAACTCAGTAGTTACTTTCCCAGGTCAGGGAACAGTACTTTACGGAGATAAGACCTATCAAGGATTTGCTTCAGCATTTGATAGAATTAATGTTCGTAGACTCTTTATTACGATTGAAAGAGCAATTTCATTAGCAGCTCAAGCAAATCTATTCGAGTTTAATAACTCTTATACTCAAGCTGCTTTTGTGAATATGCTTACTCCTTATCTTCGTGATATTCAAGGTCGTCAGGGTATTACTAGCTTCCTAGTTGTTTGTGATGGTACCAATAATACACCGCAAGTTGTAGATTCTAATCAGTTCGTTGGAGATATCTATATCCAACCAGCAAAAAGTATTAACTTCATTCAGTTAAACTTTAATGCCGTAAGAACAGGTGTTCAGTTCTCTACAATCATCGGTGGTCAATCATAAGAAATAATTAAAGGGAGAATAATAACATGGCACAAAGTTTTAGCGTTACAAGCTTTAAGAGTAATTTCCAACTTGGAGGAGCGCGTCCAACGCTCTTCCAAGTCACTCTTACTTCACCTACAATCGTTGGTGTTAATTTAGCAAAAACACCGTTTCTAATCCGCGCTGCTAATTTACCAGCTTCTAATTTAGGAACAATTCCAGTTCCTTATTATGGCCGTGTACTTAAAATGGCCGGTGATAGAACATTCGATCCATGGACAGTTACAGTAATCAATGATGAAGATTTCCAGATCCGTGATGCTTTAGAATCATGGTCAAATGCAATTAACCAAATGCGTGGAAATATTCGTACCGGTACTGGTAAACTTAATGATTATAAGGCTTCTGCTCAAGTAGTTCAATATAACAAAGAAGGTGCGGTAATTCGTACCTACGACTTTGAAGGTTTATTCCCTAAGGATGTACAACCTATTGATCTAAATTGGGGTTCACAAGATGCTATTGAAGAATTCCAAGTAACATTTGAATACGATAACTGGGTACTTGATTCTTCAAGTTCAACCGGTTCTTATGCTGGTGCTCAAGGATCCTAATAAATACTTTGAGATTTATTAGTTAAAGGTACTTATAATATGATTGAATTATTTGGGTTTAGTATACAAAGAAAAGAAGAAGATAGGGATATCCCGTCATTTGCTGTACAAGAAGTAGATGACGGGGCCCTTACAGTTTCTGCAGGTGGTGCTTATGGCACATATCTAGATCTAGAAGGATCTGCAAAAACCGAAGCAGAAATCGTAGCAAAATATCGCGAAATGTCTATTCAGCCAGAATGTGAAAGAGCCATCGACCAATTGGTTAATGAAGCAATCATTAAAGATGGTAATAAAGAAATCGTTGACATTAGTTTAGACAATCTAGATATTTCTGATAATATTAAATCACTTATTACAGCAGAATTCAATACTGTATCAGAATTGTTAAATATTAACAACTACGGATTTGAAATCTTTAGACGTTGGTATATCGACGGCAGATTGTTTTATCACGTAATGATTGATGAAAATAATCCTAGAGCTGGTGTACAAGAATTAAGATATATTGATCCACGTAAAATTAGAAAGATTCGTGCTATTAAGCGTGAACGTCGTGGAAGAGCATTCATCAATGTTACTACCGATGAATTTTATATGTATAATGAAAGAGGCTTCCGAGGCGCTTCTGCTACCGGTATGGATAATCAAGGATTAAGAATCGCCAAAGATTCTATTATTCATGTTACATCTGGATTGATGGATAAGGATAATAAAATTGTTCTTGGTTATATGCACAAAGCAATTAAACCATTAAATCAATTACGTATTCTAGAAGATGCTACAATCATCTATAGAATTTCACGTGCTCCTGAACGTCGTATTTTCTATATTGACGTTGGTAATCTTCCAAAGATGAAGGCTGAGCAATACGTCAAAGATATGATGACTAAGCATAAGAATCGTCTAGTATATGATGCCACAACTGGTGATATCAGAGACGATCGTAAGTTTATGACTATGCTTGAGGATTATTGGTTACCTAGAAGAGAAGGTGGTAAAGGTACTGAAATTTCTACTTTACCATCAGGCCAAAATCTAGGTGAGCTTTCTGATGTTAATTATTTCGAAAAGAAATTATTTCAATCATTAAACGTTCCTATGTCACGCATGAATCCNGATCAATCTGGATTTAATTTAGGNCGTGCAGCAGAAATCAGTCAAGATGAACTAAATTTCCAAAAGTTTATTGGTCGTCTACATTTAAGATTTTCACAATTATTTTTACAAGTATTAGAAAAACAATTAATTCTTAAAGCTATTTGTACATCAGAAGAATGGGAAATCTTTAAGAATAAAATTCAATTTAATTTTAATAAAGATAATTATCATTCTGAATTAAAGGATGCTGAAGTACTTCGTGAAAGACTTAATACATTACAACTAATTCAACCATATATCGGTTTATTCTATTCCACAGAATGGATTTTTAAGAATGTACTAATGATGTCTGATGAAGATATTAAATCTATGCAGAGTCAAATGAAAAAGGATGAAATCTTCCCAGGATCCTTACTTGATCAGGAACAGCAACAACAAGCACAAATGGATATGATGCAGCAGGGACAACAAGATGCTGCAGCGCAAGCAGATCCAAGTGCTAGTGCATCAACTGCTCCTAAAGCTGCAGAAAATAAAGCAGCACCTGAGAAAAAAGAAAAAGCCGAACCTAAAAAGGATGGTCGTCCATATAAAACACAAATCGTTCATGGAAAGTCAAAGACTTTCACACGTAAACAGCACGAACGCCTTCCAAGTAATTTTTAATAAATATATTATAGGAGATTAAATTATGGCATATACATTAGACGATGTTATTGATTCTATTATGACTAAGGATCACTTAGTTCTTAAAGCTGCAGTCGATGATATTATGGCCGCTAAGGTAAGCGATGCCATCGAAGCGCGTAAGGAATATGTTGGTCGTAACATGTTTAAACCTGCAGCCGAGGAATCAAATGACACAGAAGATTAATGAAATAGAAGATCCAAAGGCAAAGTATTACGAGCCTAAGCCAGAAGGTGAAAAGAAATTCTGGAAGCAACATATTATTCAAAAGCATACAAAACTACAAAAACCATCTGAAAACGATGCTGTATTTGATGGTTCTAATGTTAAAAAGGATAAGACACGTAAGGCTGATAAATCTGATAATACTGGAACTATGTCTGAAATGACCAAGCGTGATGAAGTAGTTGAAGCTATGAAGAAAAAACAATCTAGTTTTCAAGAAAAATACGGTTCACGTTGGAAAGACGTGATGTATGCTTCTGCGATGAAAGAAGATTCTCAAGCTGCTTCTTCTGATAATCCCGGTCAAGGTGGTCCAACTACTGGTGGATCTGTCGATAAGTCACATGCTGATATGGGAAATGTATCTCCAGAAAAGCAAGCCAATAACGAATCTAAAGATGTTTTAGAAAAAATTGCAATGCAAGCTGCAGAGTTACATGACAGTTTAGATGATAAAACATTAGATAGTGATACTCAACGTAAACTCAATGATATTAAAGATTCTTTAGAAGAAGTATATGAAGCTGTTACTAACGGCACTAATGACGGTGCTTCTGATGGTAATGATTCCGATTCTAATGATAATAATGTTAAAGAAGATTATGAACAAATTGATGAACTATCTAAGGATACTTTAAAGAGTTATGCTAGAAAAGCTTCAGTTGACGCATCTCATCGAGAATCAGACGCATCACTATATAAGCATGGATACTCCGGAATGGATGATCGTAAAGCAGAAGTGGAAAAAGGACAAAAACTTCAAGCCAAAGCTAATAAGCGTTGGGATGGAGTTGATAAAGCCACAGCAAAAGCTAAGCTAGCTAAAGAAGAAAGTGAGCTTGAAGAAGGTATTCCCATGGGACACCGCGGAATTAAGCCAGTTGAAAAAGATAAAGGTAAGTCTGTCAGTTTTTCTAAAGTAAAAGGTGCTGATGCATTTAAAGCTGCACTAGAACGTGCACGTGCTAAGAAAGCAGAAACTAATGAAGAGGCTGATCCTAAAGTAATTAAAGCACATGCAGATAGAATTTCTGGCATAGATCGTGCTGCTGCAGACGCAAATGCAGCATTTAAGAAAATTTCTCCTCAGAAGCATTCTGTAAAATCTTTTGCAAAGACTTTTCCATCTAGTGCACCTACTATTCGCGGAGATCAAAACTAATGCCATTAATGCAAAATAGACCGGGATCACATGCAGTTTCATTAGATGTAGCTAATAATACATATCAGTTAACTGATTTTGCTACACCAAATACTTCTACAGAAACAGTATCAGCAGTCAATATAACTAAGATTATGTGGACTGGGCCATGGAAAATTGTTCGTGGAACAAATACTGTATTTACTACTGATACCGGTGCTGGCCACTGGGATTTAAGAAGTATGGGAATTGTTATAACTGGAAATAATAGTTCTAATGTTGTTATATCATCTACTGCAGCAAATTCAACTCTTATTTTAGAATTTAACAAGATATCAGCAATTTCTCAGGGATACGTATAATGAAACTTATATGCGAAGTTGTAGAAGAGGTTTCTTTTATTCAAGAAGCACGCGAAGATGGAAAGAAAGATTATTACATTGAAGGTATTTTTCTTCAAGGTGATATAAAAAACCGTAATGGTAGAATGTATCCATCACAAACTTTAGCTAATGAAGTTGCTAGATATAGTAAGCATTGTATTGAAGCTAATCGTGCTTATGGTGAACTCAATCATCCATCAGGTCCTTCTATTAATTTAGATCGTGTATCACACATGATTAAAGAACTTAAACAAGATGGTTCTAATTTTATCGGTAAAGCTAAAGTCATGACTGAAACACCCATGGGTAAGATTGTAAAAAATCTTATCGATGAGGGTGCTAATCTCGGTGTATCATCACGTGGTATGGGTTCTTTAAAGGCTAATAAAGAAGGTATCATGGAAGTACAGGGTGACTTTATGTTAGCCACTGCCGCAGATATCGTAGCAGATCCTTCTGCTCCTGATGCTTATGTACGTGGAGTAATGGAAGGTTTAGATTGGGTTTATGATGTTGCTTCAGGGAATTGGAGAGCAATCGATGAAATTCAATCTCAAAAGAAACACATGCACGAATCTACTATGCGCAGTATAAATGAAAACAAAGTTCGTAATTTTGAACGCTTTTTAAACATTCTAGTTTCAAAATAACAGTTATAATAAATATTTAAAGAATCATTCAAAGGAGTTAAAAATATGGCTGGTAAGCAAAAAATTGATGAAAATACTAAGTCATCAGATGGAATTGGCCACGCAGCTGATCCATATGATGCTGGTGATACTAGCCGTGGTGCTGATAACAAGACTGGTGGAGAAACCTATGACGGTGTAACTAAGTCTCAAGTACTACATGCAATCATGAGCAAGTATGCTGAATTAGGTACAGATAAGCTTCACAATATCTATAAGGGTTTAGACAGTCCTTCTGGTGAGTCTTCACGCGGTGCTGATAACAAGGGTGGAGAAAAGTCTGAACTTCATCTTTCACCTTCTGATGTAAAGGGTAAATCACCAGAAGAACCAGTAAATCGTGGTGGATCTGCGGAAACTGTTCACAGTTCAAAGCCAGGACGCGGTGGTGAAGATGCTCTAGTGTATACTTCTCCAACAGCAGTACGTCCTTTCCATGCAAAAGAAGATATTGATCAAATCTTTGCTGGTGAAGACCTAACTGAAGAACTTTTAGAAAAAGCAACTATTGTATTTGAAGCTGCAGTAAATGCACGTTTAATCTCAGAAGTTGCTCGTCTAGAAGAAGAAGCAGAAGTACGTCTAGAAGAAGCTCTAGAAGATATGCGTATTGAAGTAACAGAAGCAGTTGATAAGTATCTATCTTATGTTGCAGAACAATGGGTAGAAGAAAATGCAGTTGCTATCGATACTGGACTAAAGAATGAAATGGCTGAAGAATTTATTCTTGGCCTTAAGTCATTATTCGAATCTAACTATATCGAAATTCCAGAAACTAAAGTTGATGTTGTTTCTGAAATGGTATCAAAGATCGAAGAATTAGAATCACAACTAAATGAAGAAATTGAAAAAAATCTTTCTCTTCAAGAATCAAAGGCTGAACTTCAAGTAAATGAAATCTTTGAATCCGCGTGTGACAATTTAGCTGCAACTCAAGCTGAGAAGCTTAAAGTTCTAGCTGAAGGAATTACATATTCTTCTCCTGCAGAATATGCTAAAAAGATCAACATCATTAAGGAAACATACTTCAGAGGAACAGTATCACCTGATGCATCTGAAATGTTAAATGAAGAAGTTGATCTATATGAAGACGAATCACAAAATATCACTGGTCCAATGGCTGCATACGTTCGCGCTGCAGCTAATGGTGTCAAGAAATAAGTTTTAATAAATAAATATAACCCAATAAGGAAAGGGAGATAAATATGTTTCTTAACGAGGAAATTCAAAAGAAGTGGAAGCCACTTATTGAACATGCTGATCTAGATCCAATTAAGGATTCACATAAGCGTTCAGTAACAGCACAACTTCTAGAAAACACCGAACGTGCTATGGCACAAGAAGGTGGTATGGGTGGTGCACAATCACTACTTGAGTATTCCGGCGGTGCTGGTACTTCACTAACTGGTGGTTCAGCCAACTATGACCCAGTTCTAATTTCATTAGTACGTCGTGCAATGCCTAACCTCATTGCTTATGACATCTGCGGTGTTCAGCCAATGACTGGTCCAACAGGACTTATCTTTGCTCTACGTCCACAGTATGATTCACAAGCAGGTGCTAACGCATTCTATTATGAAGCTAATACTGCACAATCAACCTTCCCAGGTGGTAACAATGCTCTTCAAGTTGGTAACACCCAATTAGTAGGTTTTGCATCAGGTGATCTAGGTGGTAACTGGGCAATCAATACAGTACAGAATGGTGCTCTTAATAGTGGTGGGGTTGTTTCTGGTAACTCACAACTTTATAACTTTGCTGGTGGTATGCCAACAGCATTTGCNGAACAACTTGGTACTAATGGTACACAACAAGACTTCCGTCAAATGGCATTCAGCATTGATAAGGTAACAGTACAAGCTCAATCACGTGCTCTTAAGGCAGAGTATACAATGGAACTTGCACAAGACCTAAAAGCAATTCATGGTCTAGACGCTGAAACCGAACTTTCAACTATTCTTTCTGCAGAAATTCTTTCAGAAATCAATCGTGAAATTGTTCGTACAATCAACGTAACTGCCGTTGCAGGTGCTCTACAAACAACTACAGCAGGTATCTTCGATCTAGACGTTGACTCAAATGGTCGTTGGTCAGTAGAAAAGTTCAAGGGTCTTCTTTTCCAGATTGAACGCGAAGCGAACAATATTGCTAAGAATACACGTCGTGGTAAGGGTAATATCCTAATCTGCTCTTCAGATGTTGCTTCTGCTCTTAATATGGCAGGTGTACTTGATTATGCTCCAGCACTTAATGGTAATAACCTTCAAGTAGACGACACAGGAAATACTTTCGCAGGTGTTCTAATGGGTCGTATGAGAGTATATATCGATCCATATGCAGCAGGTCAATATATGACAATCGGTTATAAGGGAGCATCTGCTTTCGACGCCGGTCTATTCTATTGCCCATACGTTCCATTACAAATGGTTCGTGCAGTTGGTCAAGATTCCTTCCAACCAAAGATTGGATTTAAGACTCGTTACGGCGTAGTTGCTAATCCATTCTCACTAGGTGCAAATCCAAATGGATATACACCAGGTGCTATTCTACAGAACAGTAATCTATATTACTCACGTGTTCTCGTAAATAACATCCTATAATCTAAATTATAATAATAATCTAGATGTAAACTGAGGGGAAGATCTAATCTTCCCCTCTTTTTTATGCTCTTAACGAAACAATTTGTGCATGAATTTGCTGTGCAGGTCTAGCTCTAATCTCATTAGTAATACGTTCAATTCTAGAACTTTGTTGTTTTTCTAGAATCATATTGAGAAGACTATCCACATCATATTCTGGAACAATCAATTGTTGTTCGATAATCGGCATAGGTCTAAATACCTTCAGATCAGATAGCTTAGAGATTTTATCCATTGATAATTCTGGATATGCATCAATAGCTTGCATTCCTCTAATAATAGAGGGATGTTCGAACATATGAATATCACGCCCCATTTTCATATTATCAAATACAATATCATTGAAATTTAAACCCGATCTATGCATATTTGCATAGGAATAGAAAGCCTTTCCATAACCGTAAATATCGTATTCTTTATTTTTGATACCTAAATGAATACTATCGCGTGTATAGTCTTCATAAGCGGATAATTCCCATCCAGCATGTTGAAGATCTGTAGTGGTAGATCTCCAACCAGCCCAATATACATCAATTGGTGTGGACTGAACATATCTTAAATTATTATAATCCGGATAAGTCAGAGCCATTATACGCCGATATCACGTAATAGAACTTGATATTCTTCCTTAAGATTACGTACTACAGTTTCTGCTGCAGCAATCTTAGCTAAATGCGACTTAATCTTAGTCTTAGCAGTACTTGCCTTTTCTGCAGCAAGTTCATTACGAGCTTCTTCTTCAATTTTCTTCATATCAAACATAATTTACTTCCTTCTTTCAATTTTAAAAATAATCTTCCACGGAAACCAATATTTTTTTCTAGACTTAATACGTTCTTTTGCTTCATCAACAAGTCGTCTAGTTTCTTCTTGATTCAATTCGGCAATTGCTAATTTTTCAATATCTGTCATGACCATAAAGCCCTATAATATTTTCCAAATAG